ACCCCGTATAATGTAAACGTATTGCTTTACGTCTATGCTAAAAATCAAAATGATGGATTGCAAATAATAGAACAGATATTGCCATATTTTAATCCCGATTACAATTTATCAATGAAATCTATTCCTGAATTGGATATTAAAAATGATCTTCCTATTCTTTTAAATTCCATTGGGTTTCAGGATGACTACGAAGGCGACATGACAACACGTCGTGCTATTATATGGACTCTTAGTTTTGTTATGAAACTTAATTTTTACGGTCCAATTAATAAACAGGGAATTATTAATAAAGTTATTGCCAATACATTTAGAGATTCGGAATTAACCAATCAGCTACAAAAAATAAGTGTGCGGGGAACCGGAGATTTGGCAAATACAATACCTGCAGGAAATGTGCAATATCTAGATACTTTTGAAGATTTTTAAATGAAAAATATGCAAAAATTGGATGAGCTGTTTAATATAGATCCCATGAAGGTGGATCCAACTACTGGCGAAATACTAGCTATTTCGGAAGCAGTAAGTAAAACAAAAGAAATGGATCAAGAGGACGACTATCAATTGGCTCGTTCTACTATGAGAAAACTTTTAATGAAAGGTGAATCGACTTTAGACGAATTAATAGATTTATCTAAAAGTTCTGAACATCCAAGAACTTATGAAGTTGCTGGACAGTTTATGAAAACTATGTCTGACGTGTCTAAAGATCTTCTTGGATTACAAAAACAAGTTAAAGATCTAAAAGCAGATGATGCAGTAAAAATTGGTACACAAAATAATGTGGTGTTTAATGGTACAACTGCCGAGCTTTTTAAAATGCTTAAAGCTGGTCCTGTTGAGGATGGAAAAATAATTGAGCAGTAAACAAATATCCTATAACGGTAACCCCAATCTAAAACAGATTGGTACTGCTGTATCGTATACTTTAGAACAGATGAGGGAAATACAAAAATGTATTCTTGACCCTATATATTTTATAGAATCATATTGCCAAATTGTTTCTTTAGACAAAGGACTAGTTCCTTTTAAACTATATGAATGTCAAAAAGAAAAAGTCCATACCATTCTAAATAATCGTAAAGTTATTTTAATGGAAGGTAGACAGCAAGGTAAAACAATTACTGCTGCTGCTTGTATACTATGGTACACTCTATTTCAAGAAAATAAAACAGTTGCTATTCTAGCAAACAAATCTTCAGCTGCTCGCGAAGTTCTTTCTCGTTATGAATTAATGTATGAAATGCTTCCTATGTGGATGCAACAGGGCGTCAAGACATTTAACAAGGGAGATATTGAACTTGAAAATGGATCTAAAGTATTTACTGCAGCAACAAGTACTTCCGGTATTCGAGGTAAATCTGTAAACTGGTTATATATTGACGAAGCAGCAATTATCCCCAATAATGTTGCAGAGCAATTCTTTACGTCTGTTTATCCTACAATTTCTGCAGGTACCACCACAAAGATTTTACTTACATCCACTCCGCTGGGGTATAACCATTTTTGGAAATTTTGGAATGAGGCAGAACAGGGACTAAACGGATTTGTTCCAATGTTTATTCCGTATGATAAAATTCCCGGCAGAGATCAAAAATGGGCGGACGAACAACAAGCCATGCTAGGCGAACTTAAATTTAACCAAGAGGTTTTGTGTAGGTTCCTAGGATCATCTAATACACTTATCAATCCTGATACTATTGGTAGAATGTCTGTTAAACCGTATATCTATAGTAACGAAGGATTAGACATATTTGTAGAGCCTGAAGAAGATCACGTATATATGTTAGTTGCTGATACGTCTAGGGGTGTTGGGGGAGATTATTCGGCATTTACAGTCATAGATATAACTGCATACCCGTATTCTATTGTTGCAAAATACAGAAGTAATAAAATTAGCCCCCTTCTTTTTCCGAATATAATATATAAGGTAGCGAAAGATTACCATAGAGCCTATTGTTTGGTAGAGATCAACGATAATGGCCAGCAAGTAGCAGATACACTTTATATGGATTTGGAATACGAAAACGTATTCTTCGTAGGAAGTAATAGTAAAAGTGGACAATATTTGTCCGGAGGATTCTCGCCCGGGGCAACTTTAGGTGTTAGGACCACTAAGCAAGTAAAACGCTTAGGATGTACATCTTTTAAGAGTTTAGTAGAAGGTACTAAACTCCTAATCCACGACCCAGATATAATTAATGAGATTTCTACATTTATTGAAGTTCGCGGTACCCATAAAGCAGATGAGGGATACTTTGACGATTTGGTGATGACTCTGGTGCTATTTTCCTGGGCAACAAATGAACCCTTCTTTAAAGATTTGACGGATTCGAATTTACGAAAAGCTCTATATGAAGAGCAATTTAAACAGATTGAAGAAAATCTCACCCCATTTGGTATAATTGATAACGGCATTCCTGAAGAAGAAAGACCTCAAATTATGACCGATGCTATTTGGTTTAATGCATATTCAAAATCTCCAGGAGAACTTGAAGATGCCCAAAGAAAATTTCTTGAAAATGTCTAAAAGATAAGAATTATAAATAAATAGAAATCATAATATAGAACAACATCTATAAAATTATCAAGGAGAAGAAGATGGCATTTCAGCTTTCACCTGGCGTTGCAGTAACCGAAGAAGATAGAACAACGATAATTCCCTCGGTGGCAACTACTTCTGGCGGGTTTGCCGGGGCATTTCAATGGGGACCTGTTGAAGAAGTAACAACCGTAGATACAGAAATTAATTTGGTTAGTTTGTTTGGAAAACCAAATGATACTACAGCAGGATATTTCTTTACTGCAGCAAACTTTTTGTCGTATGGCAATAATTTAAAATTAGTTCGTGTAATAGATGCAGCAGCAGCTAAAAATGCGGTTTCTATACCATCTGGAAGAGTTACCGCAATACAGCTTGGTACTCAGGCAAATCTCTATACTGGTAATGTAGGAATTCATGGTATTGATGTTGTTATTTCTGCACCTCAATTACCTAGCGGAGCGCAAACTGTTGCCAACGTATATTTATCAAGATTCGGTAATGTAAGAGACATAAATTTACTTACAGCGGGATATGGATATAATACAGCACCAACCGTTTCTATAAATGGCGGAGACTATTTGCTACAGGCTACGGCAACTGCAATACTGGGCGGAGGCGAAATATCCAATGTTTTTGTAATAAACGCAGGAAATAATTATACAACTTTATCAAATGTTGAAATACAAAATCAATTTTCTACAGGTGCAAGAGCAAATCTTGTTGTACATTTTAAATTAAAAGATTTAAACATTACAAACGGCGGAGAGAAATACGGACCTCAAGCAAATATTGTATTTTCCGGGAATATAGTTCCTGGCGGCATTCATGCAACAGCAGCTCTTACAGTTGTTGCTAATGTTATCACTGGTTATACTATTACAACAAGTGGTAATGGTTATTTGGCTTTCCCAAATGTTACTATTAATCGTAACGATGGTAATACTGGAGCTGATGCATCTATTACTGGTAATGTTGGATATGGTTATATAAATAGTGTAACTATAATTAATCCCGGTGTAGGCGGTTACGCATTTGTACCAAATGTTTTAATTAATAGAAATAATACACTACCAGTTTTAGATACAACTTCTGCCACATTCCAAGCTCGTATTAAAGCCGGCGTAAGTAGCTTAACACTCACATCTGGCGGAGCAGCATATTTGGTTGGACTACAACCTACAGTTTTGTTTACTCCCGCGTTTAACGATATCGAATCTGTTTCAAACTCAGGGGCAACCGCAAATGTAGTTCTTGGATTCCCAATTAACAATGTTGTTGTTGAACAATCTGGTTCTGGATATACTTCGGCACCTAATGTATTAATTTCTGATAACTTTTTCTCTACACCTGCAACTGCGACATTACTATTGACGCCACCGTTAATTAAAAATTCTGATAATTATGATACCAATTATATTTCAGGTGGATTCTCATTTGGAGAATTTGCAGCAAAATATCCAGGTATATTAGGCAACTCAATTAAAGTGTCCATGGCGGATGGTAATACTTTTGCCACATGGCAATATAGATCTCAATTTGATTCTGCTCCATCAACTTCTTCGTATGTTTCCTCTAAGGGTGGTTCTAATGATGAAATACACATTATAGTTCTCGATGCAACTGGGGATTTAACTGGGGTTGTAGGTTCTGTATTAGAAAAATACTCATATTTGTCCAAGGCATCTGACGCAAAGAATGTCGATGGTTCTACAAATTACTATAAAAATGTAATTAATAACCAATCCGAGTATCTTTGGCTAATTGATCATCCGTCGGTAGGTACAGATTGGGGCACTGATTCTAAAAATAATACTTTTGTATCCTTAAGTTCCAACGTTACTTCTACATTAAGTGGCGGGGCATCTGGAGATAGTGTTTCAACAGCAAATGTTTTAACTGGTTATAATTTATTCACAAATGACGAGTTATACGATGTAAGTTTAATTCCAATGGGCCCAACAACGGCAGTTGCTGCAGTTAATACTGTAATAGGTATTGCCGAGTCCAGAAGAGATGCTGTTGTATTTGCATCACCTCAATATACAGATGTTGTAAACACAACAGGACAAGCTGATAAGATTGTAAGTTATAGAAATTCTTTAACAGCTTCTTCATATGCAGTTTTAGATTCTGGTTGGAAATATCAATATGATCGTTACAATGATAAGTATAGATATGTTCCTTTAAATGGAGATATTGCTGGGCTTGCTGCAAGAACAGATTATGTAACAGATCCTTGGTTCTCTCCTGCAGGATATAATAGAGGGGTAATTAAGAATTTAGTTAAATTAGCATATTCACCTCCCAAAACAGATAGAGATACATTATACAAAAATGGCATCAATCCTGTAGTAACATTCCCAGGACAAGGAACTTTACTGTTTGGCGACAAAACACTATTGGCAAGACCAAGCGCATTTGATCGTATTAATGTTCGTAGATTGTTTATTGTTCTTGAAAAATCTATTGCAACAGCATCTAAATTCCAATTATTCGAATTTAATGATGCATTTACGCGTGGCCAGTTTACAAATATTGTAGAACCATTCTTACGGGATGTTCAAGGTCGTCGCGGTATTACAGACTTTAGAGTAGTATGCGATGAATCAAATAATACGCCTGCAATAATAGATCGTAATGAATTTGTTGCAGACATATACATCAAACCATCGAGAGCTATTAACTTTATTCAACTAAATTTTATAGCTACCCGAAGCGGCATAGCTTTTGAAGAAGTTGGCGCATAATAGGAGAAAATAAATGGCAACAAATAAAAAACAATTTAGTATTGAAACTTTTAAGTCAGCTCTAATTGCAGGCGGTGCTCGTCCAAATCAATTTGAGGTTACTATAACCTATCCAACAGAATTTCCTGCGCCAACAATTCCAAGTGAAAGAGGATCGTTTTTAATCACTGCTGCAGAATTACCAGGATCAACGCAGGGAGTTGCACCAATTTATTATAGAGGTCGCTTAGTTAAATTGGCAGGAGACAAAGAATTTGCTCCGTTTAATATGACTATTATAAATGATTCTTCGTTCACAATTAGAAAATCTTTAGAAACTTGGATGTCTTTGATAGAAAATCGAAGTGGTAAACGAGGATATACTAATCCAGCATTTTATATGGGTACGATAACCGTTAGTCAGTTAGATCGTAACGGCGGCGTATTGCGACAATATAAAATTATAGACGCATTTCCTGTGGAAATAGGTCCCGTACAATTAGATTTTGGAACAAATGATCAGATATCTACATTCGGCGCAACATTCCAATATCAAACATTTGATGTAACCGATGGGCAACCTAACGCCGTGCCATTAGCAGTTAGTGATTTCGTTCAAAATGTTAGATAATTATTGATTATTGAAAAGGTTTAAATTATGGCAGCAGTCAAATTATTTGGCTTTACTTTTGGTCGTGATGATGAAGATGATCAACCAATTACTAAGAACAAGCAAGGGTTTGCCACACCTATATTAGATGATGGTGCATCCACTGTTCAGGCAGGTGGCTACTTTGGTACGTATGTTGATTTAGATGCAACTACTAAATCTGAATATGAATTAATTACTCGGTATAGAGAAGCAGCACTATATCCTGATACCACTTCTGCTATAGATGAAATACTTACTGAGGCAATTGCTGCAGTAGACGATGAACCAGTTGTAAGAATAAATTTGGATATGTTAGATATTCCAGATGAGATTAAAGATACCATTGAAGATGAATTTGAAGGTATCCTTAGACTATTGGATTTTGATAGTAGAGGATATGATATTTTTAGAAGATGGTATGTAGATGGTAGAGTATATTTTCAAAAGATTATTGATACTAAAAATCCAAGACGAGGAATTTTAGAACTTATACAAATAGATCCGAGAAAAATTAAGAAGTTACGTGAAGTTAAGAAAGAAAAAGATAAAGAAACCGGCGTCGATCTTATCTCATCTGTAGATGAATTTTTTGTTTATAATGATAAAGGGTTAACGTATAATCCAACATATTCTACTACTGCCCATCAAGGTATTAGAATAAATACAGATGCAATTTGTTTCGTTCCATCTGGTCTATTGGATTATGATAAGAATATAGTAAGGGGTCATTTGCACAGGGCAATTAAACCTGTTAACCAATTAAAGATGATGGAAGACGCTTTAGTTATTTACAGAATAGCAAGAGCTCCTGAAAGAAGAATATTTTATATTGATGTAGGTAATTTGCCTAAATTGAAAGCAGAACAATATCTAAAAGATATTATGGCTCGCTATAGAAATAAAATAGTTTATGATTCTAATACTGGTGAAATTAGAGATGATAGAAAAATGATGTCAACTCTAGAAGATTTTTGGTTGCCCAGAAGAGAAGGCGGCAGAGGTACAGAAATTGATACTTTACCTGGGGGAGAAAACTTAGGTCAGATTGATGATATTAATTATTTTCAGACAAAGTTATATCAAGCATTAAATGTTCCTTTGTCAAGAATGCAACCACAAACTGGTATCTCGTTTGGTAGGGCAACAGAGATAACCAGAGATGAATTAAAGTTTGCAAAATTTATTAGTAGATTGCGAAAGAAATTTAATGAGATATTCAGTGATTTATTAAAAACGCAATTAATACTAAAAGGTGTTTTGACAGAAAAAGATTGGGACGAGATCTATAGTAAAATACAATATAGATATACTCAGGATCAGTATTTTGAAGAAATGAAGAATGCTGAAAATATGAGAAACAGAATTGATTTGTTAACTCAAATGCAACCTTTTGTTGGCGCATATTATAGTCAAGATTATATTATGAAAAATGTATTAAGAATGTCTGAAAAAGAAATTGCGGATATGAAGGTTCAAATAGACTCAGAACCTGCACCTCCACAGATAGGAATGCCGGGTATGCCTCCAGGGCAATTACCACCTGATCAAAATATAAATAATAATGCTCAATAGGAGAAATGATGGAATCAACAGTTATACACCATATGGTAGACAGTATTATTAATAATCAACAGAACGATGCTCTGGCAACGTTTAATGAGATTATGGCAAATAAAATAACCGATGCTTTGGATGCAAAGAAAACAGAAATAGCTTCAACGATAGGCAAAGAAGAACATGAAGAAATTTAAAGACCTTCGAGAAAATTTAGAAGAAAAAATGACAACTATGAGTCGTGCCGCTAAGGGCCATGAAAAGTATGGCAAAGAAGGCATGGCAGCTCTCGCCAAAGCTGGTAAAGAAGGCAAAGATCTAGATAAAGTTAGAGACAAGTATAACAAATACGATGAAGCCGTTATGGATACTGTTAAGTCTGTCGTTAAGACGGTAGGCAAGGCCCTTACGGGAGGTTCAGATGAGGATCAACGTAAAGATTTACAGCGCAAAATGGGATTGCCGCAGACAGGCAAAAAACCGCAAATGAAAGAAGACTCGGAAATTTTAGATGAAGCTAAACCTGGTCTATATGCCAACATACATGCAAAAAGAAAACGTATTGCTGCAGGTAGCGGAGAACGTATGAGAAAACCTGGTAGTAAAGGTGCTCCTACTGCAGATGCATTTGAAGACTCAGCAAAAACCGCAAAGAAATAAGAGACCAACATGGCAGCAACACAGTCAACACTACAAAACGTAAGACAACAAACTGTTGTTAAAGTTATTTCGGATGGTTCACCCGGGCAATCTAATGTTAATTTATTCGACTTAAAACGGCCGGATGAAACATTTTTAGGTCATGCAGTGTGTAATGTTAATATACAAACAGTAATATATTCCTCATCCGATTCCTCATCGTCACCGATTGTTATTTCCAGAGGTGTAACTGCATACAATGCATCTAATGTAATGTATTTACATGGTTCTGGTAGTATGAATTTTGCGCAAGAAACAGGATTTAATGATAAAACATTAAATGCATCTAATATAACAATTAATATGCCTGCACTATCAGTATTGTATCTTATTTTAGGAAAACCATCAGGATATTTAGAACCAGATTTTCAGGCTAATATATTCGTACAAAGGATGAATTAATATGAGATTAATAAAAGAAGTAGCACAGGATATAAATTACCTTGTAGAAGCAAAAGAAGGCGGCGGTAAAAATATTTTTATCGAAGGCATATTTGCTCAATCTGATACTGCAAATAAAAATAATCGTTCATATGGTAAAAACATCATGGAACGAGAAGTTAATAAGTATCAGGATCTAATAGGGCAAAAACGCTCATTGGGCGAGCTTGGCCATCCGGAAAATCCTTCTATTAATTTGCATCAGGTTTCTCACCTAATCACCAACCTTCGTATGGAAGGTAAGGATGTTTATGGTAGAGCAAAAATACTCGAAACTCCCATGGGCAATATTGCAAGAAATTTAATAGAAAATGAAATTCGTTTGGGCGTATCAACCAGAGGGTTGGGATCGTTAAAAATGAATTCAAATGGAATTAACGAAGTGCAAGATGATTTTCATTTGGCCACCGTTGATATTGTTGCTGACCCATCCGCTCCAGATGCTTTTGTGCAAGGTATTATGGAATCCGCAGAATGGATACTAGATAATGGTGTGTGGAAAGCAATACAAGTTGAAACTGCACAGAAACAAATTCGCAAAACTTCTGCTAAAAATTTAGACGAAGTTAAGTTAAAAATATTTGAACAATTTGTTAATCAATTGTCTAGATAACTAAACTTATAAATATCAATTGAGAACATTCATTTAGGAGACACTATAATGTCAGTAGAAAGTAAAGTTAAGGAATTGCTAGAACGCGTAACCGCAAAGGCTTCTTCTTTAGATGAGGCTATGGATCAACCAAAACAAGGCGATTCGAAAGAATCATCTGGCGCAGGTCCAATGGTTCCAACTAAGGCTAAAGATTCCACAATTAAAGCTGCCAACTCTGGCGATAGTTCGTCACCAAAGCAAGGCGATTCGGAAGATGCTAGCTTTGAAACACGTCAACAGGACGACGTTAATCAAGGCGCCATCACGGCCAAAGGTATATCTAAAAATGATATACAAATGAAAGGCTCTGTTGGTGCAGCACCAAACTTCAACACAACAAATGATCTATCCAAGATTCCTCAAAATACTGGCAATTATATGCAGCATGGAGAAGAAGCAGAAGCGAACGAGAATTTGGAAGTTGTTGCAGAAGAAGAAAACGAAGACGAAACAACAGAAACAGTTGTTGAACCTATTGATCTATCACCTATATTTGGTGAAGATTTATCTGAAGATTTTAGAGGTAAAGCTACTGCTATTTTTGAAGCAGCAGTTATTGCCCGTGTAAATAACGAAATGGAAAAAGTTTCTGTAGCATTGGAAGAAAAATATGCTGAGGAATTTGTAGGATATAAAGAAAGCATTGTAGAAAAGATTGATGCTTATCTCAATTATGTGGTTGAGAATTATTTGGAAGAAAATAAATTGGCTGTCGAAAATGGTCTTCGTTCAGAAATTGCTGAAGACTTCATGTCAGGTTTAAAGGCCCTATTCAAGGAACACTACATTGATGTGCCTGAAGAAAAATATGATGTAGTAGGTGAATTACAAACTAAAGTATCAGAGTTAGAAGACGGTTTAAATACTCAGTTGGAAAACAATATTAGTTTAAATACTGAAGTAACAGATCTAAGAAAACGCCTTATTATTAAGGAAATGTCTAAAGATCTAGCAGATACTGAAGCTAACAAATTAGCAAAACTTCTAGAAGGTGTAGAATTCGATAGTGCAGATCTTTATAAGGAAAAAGTATCTGTTATTAAAGAAAATTATTTTCCTCGCAACGCTGTAGTATCAAAAGAAAAAGCGAAGCAGGCTCTAGTAGAAGAGGTATCACCGACTGAAACTTATTCAGGCAATGATGTTGTTTCATCTTATGCACAGGCATTATCGAGAACAATCAAAAGACAATAACTTATAAATACTTATAAGTTATTCAAATAGTTAACACAAGGAGAAACTAAATGTTTTTATCAGAAAATATCCAAAAGAAATGGGAAGCAATTCTTGACCACCCAGATCTTCCACAAATCAAAGACAACTATAAGCGTCAAGTTACAGCTGTATTGTTAGAGAATCAAGAAAAATCTTTACGTGAAGAACGTCAAGCATTGTTTGAGACTCCAGCAAACAACATCATGGCTACAAGCGGTATCGACAAGTATGATCCAATTCTTATTGGTCTAGTACGTCGTGCTATGCCTAACCTAATGGCATATGACATTTGCGGTGTTCAACCAATGACAGGACCAACAGGCTTGATTTTTGCAATGAAATCAAACTACGGTTCAGACAGAACTCTTGCAGGTCGTACAGAAGCATTGTACAATGAAGCTAATACTGCATTCTCAAGCTCAGGCCAAAATGCAGAAGGCAATAACCCAGTATTTGGTACATATAACACTGGCAATGCTACAATGACAGCTTCAATGGAAGCTCAAAGCGATTTTGCAGAAATGTCCTTCTCTATCGACAAGACAACAGTTACTGCAAAGTCAAGAGCATTGAAAGCAGAATATACTGTTGAATTAGCACAGGACTTGAAAGCAATTCATGGTCTTGACGCAGAAGCAGAATTATCCAACATTCTATCACAAGAATTCATGTTTGAAATCAATCGTGAAGTTGTTAGAACAATTTACAAAGTTGCAAAAAATGGTTCACCTGCAACAGCAACAGCAGGTACATTTGACCTAGACGTTGACTCCAATGGTCGTTGGTCTGTAGAACGCTTCAAGGGTCTTTTATTCAATATCGAACGCGATGCTAATCACATTGCACAAGATACTCGTAGAGGCAAAGGCAACTTCATCGTTTGCTCTGCAGACGTTGCAAGTGCATTAGCTATGTCTGGTGTTCTAGACTA